CCCAGACTTTAAAAAGCTGGATTAATGAGGAAAGGTATGTGTAGAATTGGTTAGACTAGACCAAAACAGATGTGGAGGTATTCTTACCACAAATGGGAACAACATTAGAACAACTAAACAAAAAAGTTTTCAGATTTCACAAGTTTAGTAAAGAGAGTGGCGAACTGGTCGCTCAAACGCCGATTGCTTTTGATACCACTTGGAATCCCCAGAGTCAATCTCTCCATCCAAAATAGCCAGAAGCTTAGCACGGCTACCAGCGAGTTGCACGATTTCCATGGGCTCCATTGTCTGAAGACCCATTTTATACATCCGCTCTTGGGCAAATTTTTCCGATTTAAGAGCATCAAAAAGGGCTTGATATCGGAATTCTCTTCCTTTCTCATCAACATAACCACCATTTTCACCATTAAACTCATTCTTCAAAATGAGTTCTATGGATTTGTTGCAAAGTCGGTAAGCCTGAACGTTGACCCCCATGGTATCCAAGCTCAAGCCTATCAACTTTGCAAGAACATCGTAGGGAGTCAAAATATCACTCGCACTACGATGAAGGCGATAAATGATGTCATGAATGGGACGAAACGGACGGACCACCCCATTCTGCATGACAAGAATTCTTTTCAGGAAGACAATTTGCTCCTCAACAGGAGTATCCAACATACCAGTTGGTATCGGTTTTCCACTGACTCCAGGAGTAAATTTCTCTTTGGCCAGAAGGGACCTACTCTTTCGATAAGCCTCGGGCTTAACCTTCATGTTCCACACGGATTGGAGGTAGCTCACAAACGCATCACTAGTCATCCCCAGGGAAGCGACCTCATCACTATAAGACCCTATTTGATCATCCCCTTGAATGACTGGAATCCAAGAACCATCCCTCATAGCCACAAGGCATCTCTTGTCTTTGGTGGCATTGTACATGTGAACGCAAAAGCAGCAATTCACGACAACCAAATGAAACGTATTGAGGAAACTGGTGTTGTAATCCCCACTGAACAAAATACCAATCACAAACCTGAAGCCCCCAGGCCAATTGACGACATGATAGGATGTATTAGCTATAAGCCACTCCATCATTATCTTCGTAATGGTACTCTCCTCGTCATTCTTGAGATCATAAACACTCAGTGATTGCATCAAGAGAATGGCTATATCAACAGCAGTGAAGGAAACATCCTTTTGGCTGATATCTGTACAATAAAAGGTTCTGGCAGCATCTCCTCCTTTGAGGTGGTCATACAGAAATTTTGCCCCACCCCCAAGCCATCTGAATCCAACAGCGTAAGGAAAGCGAAACATCAGGTAATCATGAATGGGCTCACACAAGATTTTCGCAACCAAATAGTGCAACATGCCCACCAAGAAGAAGACTCTCACCTTTTCTGGATCATCACCTGGCAGCCTAAGCTCAGGCTTCATGGCCATCTTGACAAGAAGAGCGGCGATAGATTCCAAGCGCATTCTCATCAAGTGAAAACGTTCCTCATCGGTCCCTTTACTCCGATAATCGCTTCTCATTCCCTTTATCACGTTGTTAAGGTACATGACGTTTTGAAGAAAGACATCTCCTTTATAGCCATCGATGTCTCCAATAAGCTGATCTCCATCCCTATACATGGGAGCAACAATGCTATATCCCATCTTCTTCCTGGATGGAAAAGTCATTTTCACAACTTTGTCATATCTCCAGGTGGGGGGTGGAACTTTCTCAACTTTGTCAAGGCTCACCAATGCTCTAGCCATGGCTAACCCTTGGAGGAGAATCTCCCCTGGACAACTGTGAGTTGTTGTTGGGCGCGAGATCTTATTGATGGCATTGACCACAGCATTGTGGTTGGCAGTAGAGATAAAGCTTCTCTCTGCACATCTTCCAACATTTTTGTACCCCAGACAATCTCCCGCCTGCTCAAAATATTT